ACGCGAGAGCCGTGCCAAAAGCGGCCAAATTACCTTGCGGACTAGTATCCTCAGTAAGCCCTGTGGCGCTAGTTTGGGCAACGGGATTAATAGATACGGGAGTGCTACCACCACCAAGATATTCAGGACGCTGCAAGCGAGCATCAGGACTGACAACTCCAAAATGCGAACGGATAATTTCAGTGTAACGAGTACCGCCACGGGCGTCCCTTTCTAGCAGCTTTTGAATCTGAAACGACTGCCGTAATTGATTAATAGTAGCTGCTGTAGCTGTAGACAAATCAGCAACAGCATTCACAAGTTGTAAACCTGACTCACCCGTAGTAACAACACCCATCGCCACATTAGCCGCATGTGGACCAGCAGTCGGAGAAGTACCAACGTTAACATTATAATAACCGGACCTATTACGCAGCTCATCGCTGCCAGAAGTACCCTTAAGTCCAAAAGTATTAGTACCATCTGTCAAACCAAGCGACTTACCATTACCAAAAACATCACCAGTTACAGCCGCTGTACCACCTAAAGGCAACGTAACCGCATTACCCTTCTGAGGCCAAGGCAAAGAACTAGTAAAATAATCATGTCGCTTACCGCGACGACGTAATACATAATCAGCCGGACTATCCGGACCATCATCAATATCAACAACTGCAGAATCCTGCAAATTCTGATCTCTAAACCACTCATTCCAAATTAAGTTATACGCACGGGTCCAAAATGCACAATGCGTAACTGTATTGGAACCTGTAATCTGGCCTGCCGTAGGCAGTCCCATATAATCTTGCAGTGAATTCACTGCATAACCACCGGCCGGACTAGTAGTCTCCGGCACTGTGTAATCTATCGAACTGTCAGGGTCTGGGTATCTTTCACCCATAAACTTTTGCCAGTTCTCCCAAACCAAACGGTTTGGTACAAAAAAGAAAAACGAATCAAGATGCATATTGTCCATAATTGGAAACAATGGCGTTGCCAATCGAGCAAACGCTGTCATCTGTAAATTAATCGTATCTCCAGGAAGAACTTCATCCACATATACGGGAATCAAATATCCCGAATCAAACGTCGTCTTATACGACTTCTGTGAATCAAACTTAGACCGAGGAATATCAGCTCGCGGAATCATAGCGAACTGATGGACATTTACAGACTTATTACGATGCATCATCGTTATCTCCTAATTGCGGGGCGATCTTTACAGATCACCCCCCTTGTAATTAACTTCTACTCTTAACCTGTTTACCTAAAGCTAACAGCTTCGGAGCCTCATGTAAAGCAAATTTACCATCAAAATCATCAAAAATACCCAATTCATATAAATCAAAATCATCGGGGTGCGCAAACATCTGATTATCAGGCGCATTCCGATTGACTTCATCCTGAAAACTACGAATAGCAACTCCAGTAGCAGGTAAAAAAAACGGGCGACCATAACACTCTGCAGCCCTGTCTCTGATAGTACACACTAACATCTTCATATAATTCCCTCACGTCAAACTACGTTTAAGCAAAGAAAGCCTGGCTTTCGCCACCTTTTCCTTTGCTGCCAATCTCTCAACAGTATTATCTTCATACTTGTCTCGAGCTCTCTTTTCTCGCTCGTACTCGATCCATTCAAAACTGATCGGGTCTTCGGCCTTATACTTTTTATCGTAAAAGCGAGGTGGCCGAACCTTACGTCCGTTTACAACCACAAAATCATGTGGATAAACGTCATCCTTAAACTCTTTATACCAGTCATAACCTATGCCTGGCTTCAAACTCATCTTATTAAACTCTGGCCTACGCTGCGAAACCTCCCCAGTATCTGGGTCTACCCATTCGTAATGTTCGGCTTGTTGCTTACCGTTAATCTTCTTCATTATGTAACGGGCAACGTACGCAGCCGATTGAAAGTTGACCTCTCCGAGGGAGGAATAACCAAAAGGCCACAGCTTTTCAAGCTGTTCGGATCTAAAAATTCGACTGCCAACATCCGTCCGCTTCCAAAGCTTCTTATCCGGAAAATCGAAGTTGAATACGCAGGCATGGAAGTGAGGTCTGCCAAAATTTTCGCCATATTCTCCTGCCATATAAAATCGAATCGGATACTGACCCTCTACGGGGTCAATTCCTCTATGCGCCTTACGAAGGCGCTTCATGAACTTCTGAAAATGATCATAATGCAAACTCTGGTCTGCCGGCAAGTGCTCATCGTTATACGTTAACGTAATAAAACAATTGTTTGTATACCTACTCGCCTCATGCAAACACCTAATCGCCCACTGGCGAGAACGCTCAAGCCGACAACCTACGCACTGACCGCATGGCAGCGTGAGGCTGCGCACGATGTCGTGCCTGGCGCTCTCATAGAAAACAACGTCCCCTGCTGCCGTTTTCCACGCCGATAACGGGTGGAAACAGGGCACGTTACAGTCGCCATCCGCCGCGCATAGGGTTACCACGCATATTGGCGGACTTCGTCCGCATAGAACCCCTACGAAACTTCTTAGCGGCTTTATATTTATTCATTGGTCTGCGACGCATCATACTTTTTCTCCTTTTGGTGTCACCTAGCACAGTTACATCAAGTAGATCACTGTGCAGGCTCGCCCGAAACGGGCTCGCTAGGTGACGTAACAACCGCCTTGGCGGTCTCCTGAGAAAGAAGGCCCAATGCCCTCATCTCATCCTTATTAGCCTCATTAGAGGCAAATTCAACAAAATAAGCGGGATCATTATCAAACCTTGCCCGAACCTTAGCGGGCAGCGCAAGGAAGGAATCTTGGGCTGCCATCACCGCATTAAGGGCAGACTGATAATCAGTAATCCCGCTAAAATCACCATACTGAGGCTGAACGCTACCAAGAGGTAGCTGGCCAGTAACATTAAACTGGCGCAAAATATTATTGATATCGCACTCATCTCGAAATGACTGCTTAGTCCTAGAAGGACCAGTAAAAACAAGCTTGGCAAGATCACTATTCTTGTCACGATCATAGGTAATTGGATTCTTAACACGACTCACTTTAGTCCTTTCATAGCGCCAATAATCGTATCAATTAATGGCTTCAACTGGCCGTATTCACGGCCCAAATTATTAAGACTTTCAATAGCACTAGCTTCAGCACCAATAACCTTAGTCTCTTCAACTAACTTCCTAATCGTCTGTTGATGCATCCGAATGCGCTCAAGAGCCTCATAACCTTGAGCTCTATATAAACTTTCTTGCTCAGACATTAAAAATATAAGCTGCTTCAACCTATTCCCTTCTAAAGGAATATTCTGTATCTCTTCCCGAATCTTATCGGTAGCAGCTTCAACCTGCTTAACCTGTGTATTTGTAAGACCTGTCTGCGCTTCATACTGCGCAGACTGAGCAGAACTAACCTGTGTTCTGTTATACGCCTCCACTGCGGGCGTAATAACATCAAATTGCTGTGGCATTTGAGCTGTATACATAGCTCCGCCTGGCGTCGTAGCTCCCCCCTTCATAGCCGCTAACATAGGATTTATACCAGCGGCTTTAAGATCAGCAACAGACCTTTGATAAGCTGTATTAGACATTTCGCGTTGAAATTCCATCTGCCTTGCTGCGGATTCCGCAGACGCAGCATTAGCAGCAGCTGCTGCTTCTTCACGCGACCTGTTGCCTAAAACGCCCCCCAAAAGGGAGGCGCCTGCCCCTAATAACGAACTAAACGGATTTGCCATTAGAAATGGTCAATCAAACCAGGCACTGAGTACAACGGCATTGGCCGTGCCTGTCTTACGTTAAAAAACGCATCAAACAAAAACTGTTTTCCATTGGCTTCTGCGCCAATAGCTACAATACGCTCCACAGGAGGCGTATCTTCAATAAACTCATCATTCAATGCCGGCAGAGTCCCAAATTCTTGGGCCAGATGCCAAGCATCTAGTGTACCCGCTGCCGTTGAACGAAAATAACCAGTAATCTGGCTGGGCTTATAACGATACTCTGCCCAGCGCTCCTGATAGCCGAACACATCGTCATCATCCGCTGTACCAGTGCAATAAATTTCTTTATTAAGCACTGCCTGCTCACCAAGTGTTGCAAACGCAGGAAAATAAAAATCATAACGTGTAGACCTTGACCACATGCGTGGAAGGCCCTGCTGATACGTGAGATCAGCACGAACCGACACTAAACCTATAAGCACCCCGTGCTCAGTAGCATTGTACGTAAATCCGTGATTGTACGCGAGAGCCGTGCCAAAAGCGGCCAAATTACCTTGCGGACTAGTATCCTCAGTAAGCCCTGTGGCGCTAGTTTGGGCAACGGGATTAATAGATACGGGAGTGCTACCACCACCAAGATATTCAGG